TAGACACTGACGGTAAAGAGATCACTGATGCTCAAACAGCGGGAAGTCTTTACGGTTATGGTTCTCCGATTTACAACATAATGCGAATTTTACGACCTTTAAGCGGTGGTGGAATTGGCGGAATACCAACAATAGTATATGCACAAGCGGCAGCAGATGGCGCTGCATATAAAGTGTTAGAAGTAACGCCAACAGGTACAGCAACAGCAAACGGAACGCACTTTTTAAAAGTAGCTGGACGAGATTCTGTAGATGGTGAAGTTTATGCTTTGAATATTGCTAAAGGCGACACAACAGACGCAATCACACAGAAAATAGAAGACGCAGTTAATAATGTATTAGGTTCACCATTTATAGGGACAAGTACTGATTATGAAGCAACCTTAACGAGTAAATGGAAAGGCTTAACAGCTGAAGACTTAAGCGTAACAGTAGACGTTGGAGATAATGCACTTGGGTTAACTTATGCAGTTGCAAGCACTTCTACAGGAGCAGGTACACCAAGCGTAACAGCAGCATTAAATCAATTTGGAAACGAATGGGTAACAATTGTTGTTAATAGTTACGGTACTGTTTCAACGGTTATGGATGCTTTGGAATCTTTTAACGGTATTCCAAATCCAGACACCCCAACAGGAAGATATACAGGAATAGTAATGAAGCCTTTTATCGCCTTAACTGGTTCGGTTGCTGACAACCCAAGCACAATTACAGATGCAAGGTTAGACGATGTAACTATTGCTATTTGTCCAGCGCCATTGAGTAAAGGCTTGCCAATGGAAGCAGCAGCAAATGCAGCATTGTTATTTGGTAAAACAGCACAAAACACCCCTCAATCAGATATTGGCGGAGCAAGTTATTCGGATATGCCGACACCTATCAGCATCGGGTCAATGTCTAGTTATGATAGTCGAGATTCTTTTGTAAAAAAGGGATGCTCAACTGTTGATTTAGTTTCTGGAAGATACCAAGTTCAAGATTTTGTTACAACTTACCACCCAGTTGGGGAGGTAGTTCCTCAATATCGCTTTTGCAGAAATCTAATGCTAGATTTCAATGTGAGATATGGTTACTATTTACTTGAATTAATCAACGTGGTTGATCATGTAATTGCAGCTAATGACGACACTGTAAATGCTCAAAATGTTGTAAAGCCTAAACAATGGTTGCAGGTTGTAAAATCTTACGCAGCTGATTTAGGAGTTCGAGCGTTAGTAGCTGATGTTCCATTTATGCAAGATAGTATAACGGTAGCAATTAGCACAACTAACCCAGATAGGTTAGAGACATTTTTTAGATATAAAAGAACTGGTATTGCTCGAATAGCTTCTACGGATGCTGAGGCTGGTTTTAATTTTGGTACAAACGATTAAAAAATAAGACATGGCAGTTGGTGGAGACATTACAGAAATTACTTATAGTCACCCTACATTGGGAAGTGGGGTTATTTTCCCAAAAGCGGCTGAAGATTCAACATATGATTTAGGCGGTTTTCGCTCTGGAGACGATGTTAATATGGTTGATGGTGGTGGAAACATGATTACTCAATTAAGCCGCGCGCGATGGTCTTTTGAGGTACTTTGCACAGCTGACATGGTTACAGCTGAAACAATTGAAGCTATTACAGCAATGGCTGGAAGTACTGAATTGGCAGAGTGGACTTTTTCAAACATAAATGGAACTATTTATGCAGGAACAGGTCAACCAGTTGGAGATGTTCAAATGAATGGCAACGCTTCTAGTTTTACATTAAAAGTAGCAGGCGGAGGAAAATTAACGAAACAATAAAATAAACACACAATGAAAGTTGAAAAGGGAATAGCAACACAAGAGGTAAACGAGTGGTTAGAATTTAAACGAGTATCTGAAAAGAAAAAAGAGGCTAGAGCCGAAGAAATTGAAAGTATAATTTCGGAAGTTGAAGAAGGTAATTTGTCAGTAGATGATAAGTTTAATTTGAATTATAGTTTAAAATTTCCTATTGAAGATTCTGAGGGAAACGAAATGGATCAGATTTTGTCATTTAAAGCAAGGTTAAGATCAAACGAATTAGACCCATATTTAAAAGGTGTAAAGGGTGCTGATGTTGATGGTAGACTCAGGGCATATATTTGTGCTTTGACTGGCAAAAACAGTCAGATTATAAAGAAATTAGATACTGAAGATCATTCTATTTGCGCTTCAATTGCCCTTTTTTTCTTGTAGAGAATGCTTTTGAAGTTAGTGTAGATGTTGTTTTTAAAACACTGGTACGGGCGCGCAATTGGACGCCCGATGTGTTAAGTTCTTTGTATTTAGATGATTTAGATTATAAAGGAATAATATACTGGTATCAAGACGTTTTACACGAAATTGAGGCCAGTAAGGTAAAAAAATAATGGGCGTTACTTCAACAGTTTCAACAAAATTTACAGCGATAGATAAGTTTTCGGCTAAAGTATCGAAAATGTCAAGGGCTACACAGACTTTTGCAGCAAAGGCAGAAGTTGGAGTAGCAAGAGCAAATCGTGCGTTTAGAAGCATGACATCTCCTTTACGGTCACTTTCAAGGCAGTTAGGCCAGCTGGGCTTAGTTCTAGGAATCACAGCAGTAATATCAGTAATTGGAGGCGCTATTAATGTCTTTAAAGACTTTGAACAGGCAAATGCTAATCTATCGGCTGTTATGTCGTCGGCAACAGCTCCGCAATTAGCAACGTTACAAGCGGATGCCGAGAGATTAGGCGGAACAACGGCCAAAACAGCAACTGAAGTAGTTGGATTACAAGAAAGTTTTGCGCGTTTAGGCTTCCCAATGGCCGATATTATAAACATGACTGAAGCAACTATTTCTGGGTCAATTGCTATGCGTGGAGAATTAGCAGATACGGCTGAGTTGGTTGGAGCTGTTGTTAAAACTTTTGACACATTTGGGTCAATTGATGCTCCAAATATTATTGATAAAATGACTTTAGCGACTCAAAAAAGTGCTTTAAACTTTGAGAAGTTGCAAAAAGCTTTACCGATAGTCGGTGGAGCTGCTAATGCAGCTGGGATTTCATTTGAATCAACTGTAGGATTACTTGGAAAGTTATCAGATGCGGGAATAGATGCAAGTAGTTCGGCTACAGCCTTAAGAAATATATTTATTGATAGTAAGGCTAAAGGGCATGGATATGAACAAATTTTAGAAAACATACAAAAAAACCAAGATAAACTAACGGCCTCAAACGATGCTTTTGGCAAGAAAACAGCAGTAAGCGCTTCTATTCTGGCGAATAAATTGCAAGAAGCAAAAAAACTAACAAAAGACCTTAGTAATGAGACATTATTTATGGGAGCTGCTCAAAAAGCAGCAGAGAAACAACAAGCGACTTTAGGCGGTGCGCTTACCCTTTTGAGTAGTGGTTATGATGGTTTTATTTTATCATTGGAAAACGGAAACGGTGCTTTTTCAACAACATTAAAAAATATTACACAAGTAGCAACAGATATGCTTTCGATGGCTTCTGGTACGGATGTGGCATCAAAAGCAACAACGGAACATGAAAAGAAGGTGGCTAAATATGCAGAAATAGCATTGACATTATCTAAAATAATCTTGCTTATTGTGGGTGGAATGATAGCGTTTAAAATAATACTACTAGTAACTTCAGTATTGATGGCAGCATACAATATAGGCTTAGGAATAATGGGGGCGTTAAGCGGCACTGCTTCGATTGCAATTGGAGGAAATGCCATCGCGCTTGGAGCCTATAAAATAGCTTTAGGCATTTCAACAGCTGCACAATGGTTGTTTAATGCAGCAATGTCGGCTAATCCTATTGTATTAACGATTATTGCAATATTGGCTTTAATTGCAATAATTGCAATAGTTGTTACTTATTGGGATGATTGGGGCGCGGCCGTGTCATTTATGTTAGGGCCGATTGGATTAGTAATTTCAATTATTCAATCACTTAGAAGAAATTGGGATATGATTGGAGATGCCTTTACAAATGGTGGCTTTTTATCAGGCATTTTAGCGATAGGAAAAGCACTACTTGACGCGGTATTAATGCCAATCCAGCAGATTTTAGAAATAGCTTCAAAGATTCCAGGAAGTATGGGTGAGTTTGCAGCAGCGGGAGCAGAACAAATAAATACTTTTAGATATGAAATGGGAGTTAATACTGGTACGGTAGCCGATCCCAAAGGCGCTGAACGTGACGCGTTAACTCAAACTATTAATAAAAGTAATTCAACAAGAAATGAACTATTAATAAAAGACCAAACAGGGAGGGCCGAACTGTCTGGAGATGCCGAAAATAATATAGGTATATTTTTACCTTCAAACATGGGCTTTCAATCATAAGTTATGGATTTAACGATTTACGAAACAGGAGGGGGTGGGGATTTAGTTTTACAAGGCAATAACTTGGAAACCACTAATTCACTGTTTAATATGCCTTATTTAGGTCTATTTGGAGGAAATGTAGAAGCTTCAACACCTACAGCAAGGCCAGCTAATGAGCAGGCTTTTGATTATTGGGGTAATGCCTTATTAATGCCTAATAACATTGATATTCAATACAACTCAATAACCGAAAAAACTTTAAATGAAACGAGCTTAAATAGTGCAGGAAGGATTAAAATAGAACAAGCAGTAAGAAAAGATTTAGCTTTTATGTCTGATTTTGCAGATATTACTGTAGCCGTATCAATTACGGGAATAGATAAGTTGAAAATATTAATAAACGTACAGGAGCCAACCAACAACCAAAACAGAGACTTTGTTTATATTTGGGACGCGACAAAAGGAGAAATTATTGATCAGCAATTAGCTGGAATGGATTTTAATTCTACTCGCTGGCTTTTAGATACAGGAGTTTGGAATGATAATTCAATTTGGGTAGATACTAATTTTTGGATAGATTAAAATGGCAACAATAGAAAACGGGGAATCAGCCCTTTCAGTAAGAAGTAAATTAAATGTAAATTTAGCTGCACAAGAAGCAAACACAACTAAATTGGCAGACATTGAAGCGGATGCCGAGGTTAACCCCACGAATGCGGAAACAAAAACAGCTTATGAAGCTAACGCTAACACAAATGCATTTACCGATGCAGATAGTGATAGATTAGATTTAGCTGATATATCTATAGGAAGGGCATACATGGTGACTATTGATGTATCTAGTAGCATATCGGTTACAGGAGGATATAATACATTTATAGGCACTATGGTTTGGACGGACAGCGGTACGGGGGAATATACTCTGACAAGTGGAAGTAGTGAGTTTTCGTTATCCAATACAATGGTATGTTTAGTTGGTAATTCAAATGCAACTTTTGGAATTACAATTGGAACATCTGCAATTGTTTTGACTGCTTATAATTCTTCAGGAGTTGCAGCGGCCAATTTATTTACAGCTCTTAAAATAGAGGTAAAAAATTATAATTCATGATAACTATACCGACATTAAAAGAGATATACGATGATGCAATTAGTTCTTTAGAGACTAATTTAGGAATCAATATTCCTACTTTTGGAAAAAATATATTTAGACCATTGGCGGCCGTTCAAGCTGCAAAATTAAAGCTCTATTATTTACTACTTGCAAAAGTTCAAAAGAATATTTTTGTTGATACGGCTGACCCCGTAGCTCAAGGCGGTACATTGGAGAGGTTCGGAGAGGTAAAGCTAGGAAGGCCACCAAACCCAGCAGTAGCAGGTCAATACACTTCAACGGTAACAGGTACAGTTTCCGCTGTAATTCCAGCACAAACAACTTTTAAAAGTGATGATACAAGTAGCGCACCAGGATATTTATATATTTTGGATATTGCCTATACAATGACATCAACAAGCGAATCAATAACACTTCGAGCTTTAACAGCTGGGGCTGTTTCAAAACTTTCAATTAGTGACACCTTAACAGCCACTGCACCGATTTCAAATGTGGATAGTTTTGCAACTGTTACCGCTGTTTTTGTGGAATCTTTAGAGAGCGAAGGAATCGAAGTTTATAGACAGCGAATCATTGAAGCATATCGAGCAGAACCTCAAGGAGGCGCTGCGGTTGATTATAGGCTTTGGGCAAGCGATGCACAAGGTGTAAAAAATTCTTATCCATACGCAAAAGCAGGGCAAGATGGTATAATTGATTTGTACGTTGAGGCAACCACTACAGATAGTTCAGATGGCAAGGGAACGCCAACATCTGGAATATTAACAGCGGTTGAAGATGTTGTGGAATTAGACCCAGACACCACTTTGCCAATGAATGAACGAGGGAGGAAACCATTAGGAGTTTATCAAGTTAACTATTTACCGATTTCAATAATTGACATTACTATTCAAATTACAGGCGGGAGTTATACAACCGATCAAGAAACATCTATAAAAAGTGCTTTAGTTGAGGCAGTTAATTTAGTTCGTCCATTTATTACAGGTGCTGATGTGGTTGCAGATAAAAACAATATTTTAGATAATAATAAAACTGTTTTTGTAATCCAAAGCACTGTGCCAAGCGTTGCATTTACAGGTATATCAATAACATTTAATTCTGTAAGTTTAACCACTTACTTATTTAATAACGGTGAAATACCTAATTTAGCATCTGCTAATATTACTTATGCTTAGTAAAATTCAACGTCTCACAAAGTCTTTATTTCCTACAGGAAGGGTTTGGCGAATTGTTCCGGGTGGAATATTTGACAAAATACTTTCTTCATTTAGCTCAATTGAATCTACAGCGTTAGATGGGGCGATGAATGTTTTGGATGTTATATTACCAGACAACGATAATTTTACCGCGCAAGATGCTACAGATTGGGAGGTTAGATTGGGATTGATTACTAATTTAAGTTTAAGCTTGGAGGATAGAAAACAGGCTATAATCAGGAAAATGAATCATCCCGGAACAATAAAAGCGCGTCAAAATTACAGGTTTTTAGAACGAGAATTAAGGAATGCAAATTTTGATGTTTATGTTTATGAAAATATATTTTCAGATGGTTCTGGCGGATTAGAAACAAGAACACCTGAAGCTGTTATAGGCTCGAATACAGGATCAACCGAAGCGCAGTTAGGAATGAATCAATTGGGAGAAGCCCAATTAGGTACTGCATACCTAAATAAAGCTGTTTGGTCACTCGATAGAAAAGATCAATATTTTGATGCAGGAACACTATTGAGAAGAACTTTTTTTATTGGTGGTAATCCTTTGGGCACATTTGCAAATGTTGACGCAACAAGAGAAATTGAGTTTAGAGAATTAATTATGAAGGTTAAACCAGCGCAAACAGTTGGCTGGTTGTTAGTAAATTATATATAATGGCTAGAGATATATTAGATTTAGATAACGTTGAATTAGCTGATACTGATTACCCTTACGGAAGGGTAAAGGATATTAGCGCAGCGGGTGCAGGCGATGGAACACCTGTAAATGAGGCAATGACAGGCGATGTTTTGCAGTTCTTCAATAAATTAATGGCAGAAGGAGGCGTTACCGCTAATGGTCTTCCAGATAACAATTATTCAGGATTTCAATTT